CCGCAGACGGACGCATCTGCCTGTATGACGATGCGGCGAAGGCAGCTTTTGGTGGCAGTCCGGTGTCGATTCCGACGGTGCGGGCATCGCTTAACAGTGCGCAAAAGGCACTGCTCGATCAGGCAGGCGTGCTGCTGGCGAGTTCGACAGCGGCGCTGGTCGCTGCGGTACGGAGCGTGGCTCCGGCCACAATTTCATACCTGTTGACCTATCTGCCGACCGTGCTCGACCCGCTCGCGCCGGAGGCCAAGCGCGCCAATATGCCGGTGGGCTGGGCCAAGCCCGCCTTCGATATATTGCAGCTAGAGGATTATGACTGGGTGATCGAGGATCGCAGCGCGCTGACGATAGCGGGCGTGGCGGCGGCGGAAGCGCGGCTGGGCTATGGCGCGGGCGAGCAGCATTACCTCTCCGGCTTTGTGCTGAATGCTGTGGATGCGCCGGTGCTGTGGCCGCGCATCGAGAAGGCGGCGGTGACCGGGCGCAAGCGGGGTGTCGCCGCGACCTTCATCTGGGCGCTGCCGCAAACGGCACGCGACGGCTTCACCTTTTTCGATCTGGGCGAGGGAGACGATATGCAGGCCTTTGATGATGTGCAGTTCCCGATTGGCATCGGGCGGGAGGCGAGCGTGGTGCCCGCCTTTTCGACGCAGACGGTCGAGAGCCTGTCCGGCCATGAGCGGCGGTCGAGCGACTGGGCCGACGCGCGGCTGCGGTTCGACGCCGGGCCGGGTGTGCGTTCCGAAGCCGATCTGGTGACGCTGATCGCATTTTTCCGGGCGCGCAGGGGTGCGGCGCGGGGATTCCGCTTCACCGATCCGTTCGATTATCAGAGCGCGGTTGCCGGGACGGTGGTGACCGCCATCGACCAGAAGCTGGGAACCGGTGATGGCGTCACCAGCCAGTTCCGCCTCGCCAAATATTATGGGACGGGTGCGGATGCGCAGCAGCGCCTGATTACGCGCCCGGTGGCGGGCAGCATTCGGGTGGCCATCGACGGCGCCGAGCAGATGAGCGGATGGCGGCATCTGGGTGGCGGTGTGATCGCATTCGATACGTCGCCCGCCAATGGCGCGGCGCTGACCGCCGGGTTCAGCTTCGATGTGCCGGTGCGCTTTGCCGAGGACGCGCTGGAGGTAAGCCGCGCCACCTTTGCTGCCGGGGAAGCGCCATCGGTGCCGCTGGTGGAGATACGCGAATGAGTGCCGACACGATATTGGCACAGGAGCTGGTGACGCTGGCCTTTTGCTGGCGGCTGGAGCGGCGCGACGGTGTGGCCATCGGCCTCACCAGCCATGACCGTGATCTGGTGATTGGCGGTATCATATACGAGGCCGCGCCTGGGCTGGTGCCCTCGGCGATCCGCCGTGGAACGGGGTTGGAGCCGGAGTCGATGGACCTCAAGGGCGCGATCACCAGCGATGCGATCAGCGAGGCCGACCTGAATGCGGGCAAGTGGGACGGGGCGGCGCTGTATCTGTATCTGACCGAATGGACCGAGCCGGGTACGCTGTGGCTGGAGCTGATGCGTGGCGAGCTGGGCACGGTGCAGCAGCAGGATGAGAGCTTTTCGGCGGAACTGGCTGGGCCGGTATCGGTGCTGGGCAGACCGGTCGCGCCTGAGACATCGCCGGGCTGCCGTGCGCTATTGGGCGACAAGGCGTGCAGGATCGACATGGCGCATCATCGCCGGGTGGTGACGATAGCGTCGACGGCGGACGAGGTGGTGGCCGTAAGTGGCGGCGGGCTGGTGAACGGCGATTATCTGTTCGGCACGCTGCGCTGGTTGGAAGGCGCGAATTGTGGGCTGACGCAGAGTATCGTCGCCAATGATGCGGGCAGCGTGACATTGGCCGACGTTCCGGCATTTGCCGTTACTGCGGGCACGCGCGCGCTGCTGACCGAGGGATGCGACAAGCTGATGGCGACATGCTCGGGGCGCTTCGCCAATGCGGCCAATTTTCGGGGTGAACCCTATCTGCCGGGGAGCGACCTGCTCACCCGATATCCCGGAGCAACCTGATGCGGCGCGCCGAGAGGATAGTCGCGGCGGCGCGGGGGCTGGTGGGTGTGCCCTTTCGCCTGCACGGGCGGGATGCGCGCACTGGTGTGGATTGCATCGGCCTTGCGATGCTGTCGTTGGAGGGCGCGGGGCATAAGGGTCTGCATGCCTTTGTTCCAGATGCCTACAGTATCAGGGGCGGCAGCGTTGCGTGCTTTGCCGATGCCATGGCGGCGCTGGGTTTGCGAAAGGCGCGGACCCAGCATGCGGGCGATCTGGTGCTGGTGCAGGCGGGGCCGGCACAATTCCATCTGATGATCGCGACCGATGGCGGACATGTGCACGCCCATGCCGGGCTGGGCAAGGTGGTCGAGATGCCCGGTGCGTCCCCCTGGCCTGTGCTCGGTCGCTGGCGTTTCTGATATTTGGGAGAAGAGTAATGGCGACACTTGTGCTGACCGTGGTCGGCGGTGCGCTGGCAGGGCCATTTGGGGCTGCGATCGGTGCTACGATTGGCCAGGTGTTCGACAGCACGGTCCTGTTCGCGCCCAAGGGACGCGAAGGGCCGCGCCTCAATGACCTGCGCGTGCAGACATCGCGCTATGGCGACCAGATTCCGCAATTATTCGGGGCGATGCGCGTGGCGGGATCGGTCATCTGGTCGACGGATCTCAAGGAACAGCGCGACAAGAAGAAGGGCGGCAAGGGGCAGCCGAGCGTCACGACCTACAGCTATAGCGCCAGCTTTGCAGTGGCGCTGTCGTCGCGGCGGATCGCGTCGATTGGGCGTATCTGGGCCGACGGTAATCTGCTGCGCGGCAGTGCGGGCGATTTCAAGACCGCGATAGGGGCCTTCCGTTTCTATGACGGTAGCCCGGATCAGGCCGCGGACCCGCTGATCGCTGCGGACAAAGGCGCAGGCGTTGTTCCGGCGCATCGGGGCATGGCCTATGCTGTGTTCGAGGATTTGCAACTGGCAGATTATGGCAATCGTATTCCATCGCTTACCTTTGAAGTAGTGGCGGATAGCGGCGATGTCTCGATTGCGGCTATTGCAGCGGGTGTGAGTGACGGGGCGATAGCGTCCACCGCCATCGGTGCGGTTCCGGCGGTTCATGGCTATGCCGCGAGCGGCAATGATGTCGCATCGGCGCTGAGGCCGCTAATCGGCGGTTTGGGCATTGCGGTGCGCGGTGACAATTCAGGCCTGATGCTCGATGCAGGAACGGCGAGCGAGGCGACTGTCGGGCAGGGAAGTATAGGCGCGCGTTTCAACGGCAAGGAGGAGCGCGGCTTGCGCCTGATCCGCAGCCGGGCCGAGGATGTGCCGGTGCGGCTCAACCTGCGCCATTATGACCCCGCGCGTGATTTTCAGGCGGGTATCCAGACAGCGCTGCGCCCCGGAGCGGGCCGCAAGGAGGATAATCTCGATATGCCTGCCGCATTGACGGCTGCATCGGCGCGCGGTTTGGCGGAGGGCCGGTTGCAGCGGCTTTGGGCCGGGCGCAGCGGTATGGAGCTGCGCTGCGACTGGCGGGCGCTGCCGCGTGTCGCCGGGTCGGTCATCACGGTTGAGGGGCAGCAGGGCCGCTGGCGCATCGAAGAGAGTGAATGGGAGGGCATAGGCGTGCGCCTGACCTTGCGGCAGGTTGGCGGAACGGGTGTTGCGGTCCCTCCGGCGAGTGCCGGCAATGCGGTGTCGCAGGCCGATGTGAGCCATGGCGTGACGGTGCTGCAGGTCGCGGATCTTCCGGTGACGGGCGATGAGGTGCCGACTGCCCCGGTTGTCGTCGCCGCCGCGTCCGGTGCGTCGTCGGGATGGCGGGCGGCGGAATTGTTCGTCGAGGATGCGGCGACAGGCGGGCTGACGTCCATCGGGCCGAGCGCGGCTCCGGCAATACTAGGCGTGGCGGTGACGACGCCGGTGGCGCTGCCTTTCGCGCATATCTTCGATACACTGTCAGCGGTTGAGGTCGACCTTGTCAGCGATGCGATGATCCTGACCAATGCCGACGATCTGGCGCTGGCATCGGGGAGCAATGCGGCACTGCTTGGCCGCGAGCTGATCCAGTTCGGCAAGGCGACGCAGACCGGCCCCAACAGATGGCGGCTGGAGCGGCTGATGCGGGGCAGGCGCGGAACCGAGTGGGCGATGGCAACGCACAGCGTGGGAGAAAGCTTCCTGCTTCTGGAGCAGGAAGCTCTGGCGAGCGTGCCTTCGGCCTATGTGCAGCATGGCGCTACGCTGCATATGAGCGCAATCGGTATTGGCGACCTGACGCCGGTGTCGGCGCAGGAGACAGTGCTGGGGCAGGCGCTGGTCGTACCCAGCCCGGTTCATGTGCGCGCCGCCTATGTCGGTTCGGACTGGCAGCTTAGCTGGGTCAGGCGCAGCCGCAGTGGATGGCGCTGGAACGACGGGGCAGACGCGCCAGTGGCCGAGGAACAGGAACTCTATCGGGTAAACCTGATCCATAATGGCGCTATTTTCAGAACTGCCGAGACCGGGGTTGCGCAATGGATTTATGGCGCAGCGGACATTGCCGCCGACCAGTCAGCAGGTGTCAGTGGGTCCGTTACTGTCGAGATACGGCAGATAGGGACCTATGGCCTCGGGCGGCCAGCCTCCATCGACATCATAATCTGAACCATGAATAGCCGACACGGAGAAATAGCATATGAGCGATGCGAGCGATCGCTTTGCGCTGCCGCTGCTGCATGCGGGGCAGGCGCAAAAGGAAATCACCCATAATGAGGCGCTGCAACTGATCGACATGCTGCTGCACCCCTATGCCGAGAGCGCGTCGCTGACGGCACCGCCAGGAGGAGAAACAGCGGGCCAGAGCTGGATTGTAGCGGCTGGCGCAAGCGGGGCGTGGGTCGGGCAGGACGGTAATCTGGCGCTCATGACATCGGGGGGGTGGCGCTTTGTCGTGCCCAAGGCCGGGATGAAGGTGTTTGTGGCGGATATCGGCGCCGCCTCTGTTTTCGACGGGTCTGTATGGGTGGCGGACGCGGTTGGGGCCGATGGCTATTATGTGAACGGACAGCGGATCATTGGCGCCCGGCTTTCCGCCATAGGCGATCCATCCGGAGGGAGCGTGATTGATACGCAATCGCGGGCCGCGATCGGATCAGTCCTTACCATGCTGCGCAATCACGGGATGATTGATGCCGCGTGATAGAAGCGGCTGACGAAAAACAAATAACTGTCCGATTACTCAATTTGGTGACACTGTAATGAGATAATTTTGCATTTGGCATGATTTTACAAAGGGCCGTTTTACACTGTGGATCGGCCAAAAGTTGTCTTGCCATGCAACTTTTGTGAGAGTAGGGAGTTTTCGCAGTCCTAGTGACCATTTTGAAAGGGGAATGATATGCGGAAGCTTGCTCTTGCAGCGGCTCTTGCGACCACTGCGATGGCATCTCCTGCTCTCGCGAGAGAGGATGCCTGGTACATTGGCGCCCATGGCGGCGCAATGCTGGTCGAAGATATCGACATTACAACGGCCGACGGTGCGTCCGACGCAACAGCCGATTATAACACCGGTTATGACGTCGATGGCGTGATCGGGTATGATTTCGGCATGTTCCGTCTGGAAGGCGAGGTCGGTTTCCGGCGCGCCTGGACGGATGTCGTTGGTTTTGCCAATGGCGCTCCCAGCAGCACGAAGGGTAATGTCCGTTCGCTCAGCTTCATGCTGAACGGCTTGCTCGATTTCGGCCCGGATGATGGCCTGCAGGGCTTTGTCGGCGGTGGCGCGGGTGTTGCCCGTACGCACCTCTACAGCTCTGTTACGGACGACTCCGACACCGGTTTCGCCTGGCAGGCTCTAGCGGGTGTCCGTTTCCCGCTCAGCGACAAGCTGGATGCGGAACTGAAGTATCGCTTCTTCAATCACCGCAATCTGGACATTGTCACCAGCCGTCAGCCCAGCGGGATTTTCTCGCCGGTGGGAACGGCGACCGATGCCGATGTGCGCACGCACAGCCTGCTTGTCGGTCTGACCTACAACTTTGGCGAACCGGCT